ATTGAAATAAACGAAATAAAAACTCGCAATTAAGCGAGTTGGAATTTAAATATGATATCTACATTATCAGCAGTAACATCAACCTTTGATACAAGGTTGTTGACGATTTTCTTTTTATTATCATATGATAGTTCATTAATCGGAATTGAGCCCAACTGAGTTTTAACTAACTCAAAAACATCAGTAGAGTCATTAAATTTATTTTCGCTAATCTTAGCTTTAAGCAGCTTTTTCTCAGCCTGAAGGGAATCAGTACGATCTTTCAACTCATCCATAGTGATAAAATCATTTAGGTACAAATCAGAGTTCTTTTGTATTTTTTTATCGATCTGTGAAATTTGCTTTTTAAATGACGAAGTATCAAGAATAGGTTGGTTGTTGCCATTGATAATTTTCAATAAGGAGTCATTATTTTCTTGAAATCCAATCAGGTTGTCAATAACAGTATTTTCTAAATTACTTAAATCATAAGTTCCTGAATCACACTTTTTATTGTCATTATATACTGTAATTCCTTTTGTTTTTCGAGGAAATCTATTTGCACAGTGATATTTCATAGTGCGGCTTCCATCTTTTCTTTTGTGGCCAAGAACAATTTTTAAAGGTGCTCCACAGTAACCGCACCTTGCCATCCCTGACAGCATATATTTAGCTTGGAAAGGTCTAGGGTTGTTATTTCTTTCATAAGTCTGCTGTTGTCTTTCTTCTAGCTCTTTTTGAACTTTTAAATAAGTCTCATAAGGGATAATTGGTTTGTGCATACCTTCAAATAGGCTGTCCTTAAATTTGATATAACCACAGTAAACTGGATTATCAAGTGTTTGTCTTAGGGTACGATAAGACCACGGTATATCTTTACCGATGTGTCCAGATTCATTGAGTTTATCTCTTAATTTTGTAAGTGATATTCCTGATAAATAATCAGTGAATATTTGTTCAACTATTGTAGCTTGTAAAGGAACAATTTCTAATATACCTGTCTTTCTGTTGTGGTAATACCCAAAAGCTGTCTTAGTCCACATCATAGACTTACCAGATTTCGCTCGCCCTAGTTTACCCATAGTCATGCGTTCTTTTATATTCTCTCTTTCAAACTCATTAATTGCAGAAAGAATAGTGAGAAACAAGCTACCCATAGCAGAAGAAGTATCAATACTTTCATTAAGCGAGATAAAGTCTATTTTATTTTTTGTGAACACATCCTTAACAAGATAAAGAGTATCTCTTACACTACGTGAAAGGCGGTCTAGCTTATATACAAGAACTGTATCAAAAGCTTTATTCTCGATATCGTTGATTAATCTTTGCATTGCTGGGCGTTCAAGTTTGGCCCCTGAAAAACCAGCATCAGTATAAGTATCAGATACTTGCCACCCCATTGCTTCAGCATATTTTGTTAAACGGTCAATTTGCTCATCAATTGAGAACCCTTCCTCTGCTTGGTTAGTAGTGGATACTCGTGTATAGATTGCTACTTTCTTAGTCATTGTTTTTGTACCTCATTTCTGATAAAATAAGTACAGTAAAACTCTCCAAATTTGGAGGTTTACTATACCACATAGATTTTAATCCGCCCCTCGTTGCCAAACTTGAGCGGATTTTTTTATTTATTTTAATAATTTCGACTTTTGAATTTCAAATTCTTCTTGAGTAATAGCACCCAAATCAAGAAGTTCCTTGAATTTTTTTAGCTCATCAGCGATAGAAGTATCGTTAATATCTGCAGTAACAGATTTATTTTTTAAAATAGAGGACTTAATTTTATCGACAAGTATTGGTGCATCTTTTTTATTTATGTTCTTAACTTCTACTCTACTAAAACCGCTGCTAAAAGAAACATTGGCAAGCAGTAGTTTTTGATAATAAGTTAAATCGGTTATTTTATCTAGCGGAAACTCGGTAAACTTTTTGCCGAATATCATTCCATTGTTTAAAAAAAACAGTCTAAAATTCGTTATAACTATTAAAACAGTATCTCCATCAACAAACCCAGAAGTCGCAAAAGAGATAATTTCATTTTCTCTCATTACTTGTGGCAATTGTTTGACTTCTTTTTTCGTTCCAAATGTGTCAGAAACACCAGCTTTTTTGAGCTGTTCGATATATGGCGCTAAATCAGGATTTTTTTGTGACATTTTATCAAATTTATCCATTATTTCCTCCTAATCTAGCTTTTTATGAGAATCAAGACATTGCTCGTAGTTTTTTAATTTAAATAGCTTCATGATATTCAGCAGTATACTCTTCAATAACTAATTCGCATATCCACTTAAGTTTATTATTGAGTTCATACGCATCCATGAACTGACTGATATTAATTTCATTTGGTTCTGGTGCAAAATCCCATTTAGAAAGCCATTCATTGAATCTGTGAACTACCATGAATCGGTCAGCTTGTGCCTCTTGCTTACTCCCAAACATTTTAGAATGGCAATTATAATGGGTGTGTCCACAATAACAGTGGCCTAATTCATGAAGAATAACATTTTCTTGTTCTATTATCGTCAAATCATCTCTGATATAGATAATATCATATTCAGGAAGATACAACCCTTTAATGTCATCAATTAGGGCAATATCATTTTCTGATGGAATAAAATATATAATTTCAGCACCAAGCTCTCGAGAAAGCTCTCTAAGTTTACTCATAAATCGCCTTTATCAATTTTTTCTTTAAGTGTATTTTTCAACAAACGTTTGAAGAATTCTTTATCATTGTCGTTAAGCTGTCCACCGCCATAGGCACTAGCTTTACTTATTTGTTCTTCAAGATATTCATCACTCAGACGGTAATCTTCTATTTGTTTAACTTTATTTTGCTCATCTTGTTCTTTTAATTGAATTTTTGCAGTATCTAAGACAACTTTTTGCCTTGGCTCTTCCAATTTTTTCATAACTGTAATAGTTTCTTCTATATTTTCAGAATCATTTTCTATTTTAGAAGATTCTACCATAGGTACATCAAAGCCCATTAACCACGCTTCGCTTACTCCTAATGTTTTAGCTAAAAGATATATTCTATTTTGGTCAGGAGATTGAACGGAATTAACATATTGAGATAATGTACTTTTACTTAACTTTATACCAAATTTTTTTTGAAAAGGAATAGAAAGATTAAGTATATCAACTTGTTTTAAATTTCTTTCAGCCATGATCTGTTTAAGCCTATTACTAGTATCAGTTTTCATAAAAACCTCTTTTTTATTTTGTATAAATAGATTATAGCGCATCTTGAACAAAAGTTCAACAAAAAAATTCATATTTCGTGAACTTTTTTGTTGACAAAGATAAAAACACATGATATACTAATTTCATAAAGTTCATGAAACGTGAACTGAAAGAAAGGAGAAACATAAATGAGTTATGATTATTCGTCACTACTAGGTAAGATCACTGAAAAGTGTGGAACTCAGTATAACTTCGCAATAGCTATGGGGCTTTCAGAGAGAACTGTGTCTTTAAAGTTAAATGATAAAGTGACTTGGAAAGATGATGAGATTCTAAAGGCAGTTCACGTATTAGAACTTAACCCTCAAGATATTCCGAAATATTTTTTTAATGCAAAAGTTCATTAAACATGAACTTAAACTAGAACTAGAAAGGATTCAAAAATGAACGAATTACAAATTACAGAATTAAATGGTCAACGAGTTTTGACTACTCAACAAATTGCCGAAGGATATGGAACTGATTCAGCGTCAATCACAAAAAACTTTAATAATAACAAATCTCGATTTAAAGAAGGGAAACATTTCTTTTTATTACAAGGTGCTGATTTAAAAGAATTTAAGAACAACATCCAAAATTTGGATGTAGTCGGAAATCGAGCACCTAAACTTTACCTTTGGACAGAAAAAGGAGCATTGCTTCATGCAAAATCTTTAGGAACTGATGAAGCTTGGGATATGTACGATATTTTAGTTGATACATATTTCAAAGTTCAAGAAGAAAAACAATTACCGCAAACTCCAGAACAACAAATTGCATTACTCGCTCAAGGCAACGTGAACTTGAATAAAAAAGTTGAACAAATCGAAAATTCAGTTCTTGATTTGACTGACCGATTCGGACTTCCATCAAATAAAGCTAAAGTTTTGCAAAAGAAAGTAGCAAGCAAAGTTTATATGTTTACTGGCGGTAAATATTCAAATGCTCATAAGAAATTAGGAGCTAAGGTATTCAGAGAGTTTTATAAAGATTTGAACAATCGCTTCGATGTTGTTAAATATAGCGATATTCCATTAAGTCGTTATGATGAAGCAACAGAATATCTTGACATGTGGCAACCATCTTTCAATACAACGCTTGAAATTCGTGGATTGAACTCACAAACCAGTTTTGACTTTGAAGCTTAGAAAGGAAAGCACATGGGGGATAAAAGAAGCCCAACAAAAACAGTTACTTCATGGCCAAATGTAACATTTTGGTCAGAGGGCAAAACAAATAGTATGAACAAAGAAGAGTTCGAGGAATTCAAGTCACGTACAGTTTGGCCGAATGGAGTTGGTGAAATGCGAGTAAGGGATGCATACAACACAGTTATGGAAAGGCTAAAATCATGACCTACACATACATAGTCAACCCATCAAAATTAAATGCGGTCGTCCGCTAGAAAGATTAACAGCTATGCTTGGATTTAAAACAAAAGAAGAAAGTGCGATTCTTGCTGACCATAATAATACGGTTAGAGATATTAAAGAGATGATGGCATTGATTGACCAAATGTCAACTACAATCGCAACACAAGCTCAAATGATTGGTACAAGAGATCAATTGCTGGATGAAGCATATTTAAAACTTGAATCAGCCGAAACAGAATTAATTATTCGTCGCAAAAATGATGAATTTCGTCAAAAGTTGGCGGTGATGAAATGAAAAATCAAGAAAAAACAATTAATCATCTTGGACAAATAGTTTATCAAGAGTCAGTCGAATTTTATAAAGAAAAACTCTCAGTTTACTCAAAAGATTTTCTTCAAAATTCGCTCATCCCTCAGCTTTATGAATGGTCAAATGCATATAAAGCTGCGATTGAACTGACAAAATAAAAAAGCCCTGCATGGCACGCAGAGCAAGTAGGAAATTCGCCAAAACTTCTACTTAAATTATACCACGAATGCCTAAAAATTTGAAATGGAGAATTTAAATGGACTTACAACTTATACCAGTAGATGGTGATGGACAAAGGGTTGACTTGAATCCATCAGCTATAAAAGATATGGATAACATCACACTTACAGAGTTCTTAGCTCAGGCAAAGATTATATCTGACCTTTATAAAAAGGGCGAAACTGAGGTTAAAAAACGGCTTGATGAAGGTCAACAATTTAATCGTTTGAGTTATGGCAAAGCGTCCGAACGAAGAGTTTTAAAAATGAATAATAAACAGAAGCGTGACTTAGTAGTTTCTCGAGGTTGGGATTGTGTAGAACCAATTCCATTAGGCAAATTAATAGAAAAATTCGGGAAAGATATCGAAAACGAATTGCCAGTAGTAATTACTAAAAATAAGCCACCTCTTAAATGGGATGCGTGAGGTAAATCATGGCAGATAAAGAGAAGTCAGTTTTTGAACTGTTAAATTCAATAGATGTCAGTGACAAAGTCGAAAAAAAGAAATCAGGTAAAAATGAGCTAAGTTATCTTAGTTGGACATGGGCTTGGACTGAATTTAAAAAGAAATTTCCAAAAGCAACTTATGAAATCAAGAAGTTTGTTTCAAAAGATGGAAATGAGTTGCCGTATATGTATGATAGCACCACTGGTTTTATGGTTTTTACATCAGTAACCGTTGAAGATGTTACTCATGAAATGTGGCTCCCTGTCATGGATGGAGCAAACAAAGCCATGAAAGATAAGCCTTATAAATATATGACTAGATTTAATGGTGAAAAATCAGTTGAACAAGCTTCAATGTTTGATGTAAATAAAACAATCATGCGTTGTTTGGTAAAAAATATAGCAATGTTTGGATTGGGGCTATATATCTATGCTGGAGAAGATTTACCAGAAGAGCCACCTCAACCTCAATTAAGCGATGCTGAGTTAATTGAGAAATATTTAAAACAAAATCCAGAAAATAAACCTAATGTTGATGAATTTTTGAAAACAAAATCGGAACACGAAGTTGCTGAAATGATGAAAGCATATATAGATTGGAGTAAATAATGATTAACAACGTTGTATTAGTAGGTCGCTTAACTCGTGACCCTGAACTTAGATATACACCACAGAACCAAGCAGTAGGCACATTTGGATTAGCTGTAAATCGTCAGTTTAAGAACGCCAATGGAGAGCGAGAAGCTGACTTCATTAATTGTGTTATTTGGCGACAACAAGCCGAAAATTTAGCCAAATTTGCTAAAAAAGGCGCTTTGATTGGAATAACTGGACGAATTCAAACACGAAACTATGAGAACCAACAAGGACAAAAAGTTTATGTTACCGAAGTTGTTGCAGATACTTTCCAAATGCTAGAAAGCAATAAAACACAAGGTCAGCAAGCAAGTAAACCGCAAGCTCAAAATAAAAAACCACAAACACCAGACCCTTTTAAAGCTCCTGCTGCTGATCCATTTGCTGGAGGTACTGAAATTTCAGACGACCAACTACCATTCTAATAAGTGCTGGAGGGTGGCGGAACGAGCCGTAAAGTCAATGAGTATTTAGTGTTTACACATAACCACTCATCGCCAGCTTTTAATTGAAAAATAAAACTTGAAATAAATATATAGGAAAGGAGAAAAATGCAAAGTATTAAGCGAAAAAAAGCAGCGAATAACTTCACTATTTTGAGCAATGAGTTTTTACGTGATGAAAACCTTTCTCTTAAAGCAAAAGGCTTGCTTGCTTATATATTAAGTCTTCCTGACGATTGGAAAATATATTTTGAAGAAATCGAGAAACATCATAGAGATGGGAAAGCTTCACTTAGAAGTGCTTGGAAAGAGCTTGAATCTAATGGATATGCAAGAACCTTGCGCAAAACTGACCCAGAAACTAAAGCTGTTAAAGAGTGGTACAAGGAAGTTTCTGATTTCAAAAAGCCAGATTCCGATTTTCCAGATGTGGCTTTTCCAGATGTGGGAAATCAGCAGCTACTAAATACTAATATACAAAACACTGAAAAACAAAATACTGATAATAAAAAAACTACTACTCTCTCTGATGAAAATAGTGGTCTTTCCCAAAAGCTTTCTGACATTTATCAAGAAAATTTTGGAATGGCAAGTTCTCTTATTATAGAAAATATCAAATATGACTTAGAGGATTTTGGATTTGATTTAGTTAAAGAAGCAATGACAAGGGCTGCTTTAGATAAAAAAAGTTATCGTACAGCACAAAATATTTTAAAAGATTGGCAACGTAAAGGAGTTAAGACTCTACAAGATGTCGAAGCTGATGATGTTAATTTTAGAAATCGTAATCAAAAAAGTTACTTTAATACTGCTAAAAAAGTTGTCAAACCTGCCCCAAACTGGTCTAATCCTAAAACTAAAGAGGATAGGGAATATATGACCGATGAAGAAGTGGAGGCTTTAATAAATGGCTTGGGAAATCCCTAAAAGTGCATTTGATAAAGAACTTGCGGAATATTACTTGAGTTTTGTTCCAGGAGTAACTTATCAGCAGTTTGTAAGATACGTCAAATGGGCCCATGAAAAAGAAATTGTAATGAACCCAGTGACCTTTATTGCATCGGTTAAAAAAATCAGCAATGAAGCAGCAACCGAAATAATGATATACGGAGAAAAAAGTGAAATTTGAATTTGAATTATATCGGGCTATCAGTAAATCAAAAGATGTTCCAAAAAGTAAAAAATTGATTTTGAATTCTAATGACAGGATGCATTTCCACCAAAAAGCGAAAATAATTCAAGAATTAAAGAGAATTACTTTTAATCAAGTGCGAAATCCATTAAACAGCTTAAAGAAATTGCCGTTATTTGATAGCACACGGACTTGTAGCGTTACGCTGACAGTCTTTACACCAACCAAACGAAGAAGTGACCCAGACAACTTACAACCGACCTTAAAAGCGATTATGGACGGCTTTACAGAATCAGGGCTTTGGTCAGATGATAATCACGAAGTAGTTAAATTTACAAAATATCAATATGGCGGACTTTCTGGAACAAAAACTTATCGTCTTGAAGTTGATATCGAGGAGGTTTGAATGACAGCATTCAGAATCATACCAACTGTTAAATTGTTTAACTTAGCTAAGAAAGCAAGATATGACGGTTATGGAAGTAATTCGGTTTATATCACAGTTAAAACTAAAGGAAGTCATGAGCTGGTTGAAATTTATCGAGATATTAAATCTGTTTTCAACAACGGAAAAGATATGACTTGGAATCAACTGTTTAATTTTATGGATAAGCAACTGACAGAATCATTAGTTATATTTGAATAGCTCTAATTCATGAAAATTACGGTTACATTGAGCGCTTAAACTGTTTCATGGATAATTTATCACGAACTAGGCAAAAGCACTTAGAAAAAGAATAAAGGCAATAAAATGAATGATGAAAAATTGTTGGAACTCCAAGAATTATTTATAAAAAGATTGAATGAATTATTCCCTTACAAAAATGGAGGGAAACACAAAGATTTTAGTCGGCTTGATGAATTGAATTTATCAACCGAAGACAGAAAACATATCACTATGAGTGCTAATGCGATATTTAAAGCTCGCAGAATCGCTCCAATTCGTTCGCTGACATTGATAGGTCCACTCTTTAGCCCTGACGAGTTCAAGTTGTTTAAAGAAGCTTATGACTATCAGATAGATAAAGCTAAAGTAATTCGCAATGAACGTGCCAAGACGATTCACGCTTACCGAAAAACTATTGGGCGAAGTCCAAAGCCCTTTAGTGGTGGTATTGACAAGGAAAGCTTAATAACAACTGCAGATGGCGAAGAAGTCAAAATTATTAAGCAACTTGAATCAGGTAACTACATTGTAGAATTTGACAATGAAAAAAGACTTCTTGGCCGTGATGACATGAAACTGGCTAAAGCAAAGTATGTAGATTTGATATAAGAAGGAAAATTAGATGACAGTTGAAAGTTTACTAAAAACAATTTCAGAAGGAATGACAGTTAATGTAAAAGATTGCTATGGAAATATGATTATCCGTTTTAAATTTGGAGATGATATCGAAGTATTTTCTGCAAGTTTCCTTTTCCATAAAATCAAAAAAACTGAAATTAAAAATCAATTCGATTTAAATATTTATTTGGAGGACACGAAAAATGACTAAGTTTGAAGAAGAAGTAACAAGACCAGATAATGGCCCAATCACTGAACTAAACAATTCTATGCATTCTGTATTAAGTCAGTACCGTAAAATGCGTGAGTATGCTGATTATCTTGAATATGAGTTGAAACAGAAAGATGAACATATTCTAAAACTCGAAAACGAGAACTCGTTCATGCGAGATGAGTGTACTACATTCGATTCAAACGGTATGGCAGTTGAACCTAAACTCCAACAGCAAGCCCTGCCAGTCGTGCCTGAGTGTGTGGCAGGAGCAATTGCATGGGATGAACAAATGGATAACAGCATAGCAGAAATTTTGAAGGATATATTCACTGCTAATGATAAAGATTTAAAAGAAGCCGGATTGTGGGTTAAAAATAATCCAGAAAAATATATCATTGCTCGAAATATCGGCTACACAGTCGAAAAACCGCAGCTGTTCTATATTGATTTACCAAAAGTTTTTGGATTAAGCGATTCAACCTTCGTATCAAAAGCGGAAAGTGGAATAATCTCAGAATTTACAAAAGGAAAAGATTATGCATTAAAATTAACAGAACAAGAAATCAAGTCAATTGATGAGCGTTACTGGCAGTTTGCTGTGCCTGTGGAGGTGGAAAAATGAATAAGTATTATGTTTGTTTAATCAGTCTTATTGATAATGGAGCAGTTTCTCATTATCTATGGAAGGACCTTAGATTTTATCCAGGATTTGAAAAACCTGAGTATTCATTCACCATGGAACAAATTAGAAAAATTGGGAATGGTGCATTAATCGCTAACAAGCTTGTAATGCTTGTGCCTGTGGAGGACGGAGAATGACAAGAGGATTTAAAAAACTAAACGAAAATGCGACTATTCCAGAACGAGCGACAGAACATAGCGCAGGGTATGACATTTCAGCAAGTGAAACAGTTACGATTCAACCTGATGAAATTAAAATGGTAAGCACTGGGCTAGCTGTTCAACTTGGTGATGATGAAGTATTGAAATTATACGACCGTTCAAGTAATCCAGTTAAGCGTGGCATTGCATTGATTAATTCAGTAGGAATTATCGATTCAGATTACTATCCGCAAGAATTTAAAGGCTTATTTATGAACATCTCAAAAGAGCCTGTAACCATTTCTAAAGGTCAAAGAATAATGCAAGGGGTATTTGTCAAATACCTTACAACAAACGATGACAACGCAAATGGGAAGCGTACAGGCGGATTTGGTAGCACTGGGGAGGTGTGAGAATGAAAAAAGTAAAAATTGAAGTAATGCTTCAAGGATATGGCGATAGTCATTTTGCCACAAGTGTAGAAGAAATTATTGAAGTTGACGATAATGCTCCTATTGACGATTTGTGGGCTAAACGAATCTATGTAGAAGAAGTGACCGCCACTGACAAACTTTCGGTTGAAAAACTCCAAGAACAGCTTAACAATGCGAAAAAGTATATCGAGCATGTTATTGGAACGATTAAACATGATGGGCATTTAGGAACTATTCAAACAGACTGGATTTTGCCTGATTTAGAAAAAGCACTCACAGCGATTGGAGGGGATGATGAGTAATAAAAAATGTCCGAATTGTGGCTATGAACTTGATTCATGGAATGACTGTGTTTCAGTTAATAATATTTTAGAATGTCCAGAATGTGAAGAACATTTTGAATTAAAGGCAGTTAGATTAAATAAACCCCAGCTCATGATTCCGAAAAGCATTGCGGACTGGTTAGATAAAGCATTTGAAATTTATTCCATAATAGAAATAATGCAAATTATACGTAATTTCAGTAAACGTAATGATATCGAGGAATGGTTTATGCATTACAGTATAGACCGATTAAATTTAGCACTCGCCTACCTCGCAGGCAAAGAACTCGGAGTTGATTTAGTGAAAGTGGGGGAGGGATGAAAATTGACTGAAATAGAAAAAGTAGTATTGCAAATAAGTGAAGTAATCAGCAGCTTCGATTTTCCGCTTTCTGTTGTACAAGATGTAAATAAACGTTTGAGTGATTGCCAGGAATTAGGTTACGCCAAGCAACAGCTCAGGTATTTACAAAATATTAAAAAGGCGATGTTAGGAGGCTAAGAATGACCGACAAACTAATATCGCTGGTCAATGACTGGTGGGGAGGAATTGAATGAATCCAAGAATAAGTGAACTGTTTGACGAGCTAGACTTTATGACAAGTGCAGCCACTAATATAAATGCTGGTAGTCTATTTGCTTCTGAAAGTATAAAAAAGAAAATTCTAATAAAAACAATTGATAACCTGAGTGAAATAGATATTATTGTACACTCATTAAAACCAAAGATTCCAGAACCTTGGGCTAGTATGAGCGCTGATGAGATTATTAAAGGATTAGGAGTATATAAATGAAACTTTTGTGTAAGCTGTTCGGGCATAAGTGGGATGACTGGAAGAAACGTGTACCAAATGCATCATACGAAATCAGGATTTGTTATAGGTGCGGTCATAGAGAAAGAAGATTACCTACAAATTATCATAAATGGCTTGATAAACACATGGATTGAACGCAAAAAAAGCCCAAGCTGACCAAGCTTGAGCGAAATAGGATTTACAACAACTTATTATATTATTTTCGGTCAGTTATATTATATCATACTGAGCTAGGAACTCGCTAAACTCAACTGGAGGAGAAATATGCCACAAGAAATTACTGTTGATTTTTCAGAACAAATCGCTAAAACACAAACTAAAATTGATAGGCTTCAAAAATTGATTCATCATGTTAGAAATCAAAAGATTGTTTTAGATGATTTTAAAAATAATCATATATCTACGGATACAAAATTTGAATTAAACTTGGGAGGAGTTTTAAAATGTTCCGTTAAGATTAATGTTGGAACGCTCATCCCTTTGTTGGAGCAAAATATTGAAGATAATACGGTTCTTATCAATGAGTTGGCTAAAGAACTTGGAATTGATATTAAGTAAACAAAAAAGCCCGAATTGACCAAGTTCGAGCTTAATAGAACAAAGTTTTATGGATAATTTTTGTGGTCTTACAAATTATATCATACTGAGCTAGGAACTCGCTAAACTCAACTGGAGGGAAAATGGAAATCTATTTCAAAACTGAAGAGAACACTGGTCTCTTTTCGACTAATAGAAAGCAAATAGTTGAACTTCGAGGGTTAACTGTAGATGAAGTCGAAAAAATAATAAAGTTCTACAATGATTTAAAAGCTGCAAAAGAATAGAAAAAAAGCCCACGGCAATGGGCTTCGGCAAGAAGTTTTCTAACTTAATTATAACACAGACGGAGAATTTGATTAATGGCAGATAAGTTAGATAGAATTATTGGAGATTACGTTAATGGCAGACTTGAAGCCAGAATAAAATCAATTGAAAGCAGATATCTTTATAAACAAAAAGTAGATAACTTAGGCATTCGTACAGCTTATTCTGGTGGTTCGGAGCCTGAAAGTCATGTTTTAAATAAAGAAGCGCTTGAAAATGATGAGGAATACATCAAACTCAAAGACCTGATGTACCAATTCAACCTATGGTATGAACCTTTAATCAAGGAGGAAAAAGAAATAATCAAGCTAAAACACTGTGGTTATGGTGGCTTTACATGGTACAGAGTAATGATGGAACTTGATAATGAAGGGATTGAGATTTCAGAAAAGAAAGCGAAGTTTATTTACTACCGATTCAGAAAAGATATAAACCCTCATATTGGATATTTCATTTGAAAGCATGGGTCAAATTGGGATAAAAACGACACGAAAAAGGCACGAAATTGGAGTGTTGCTCCTTGTTTTTGCTGATATACTTGTATTATGAAGTAAAAGGCAAAAGCACAAAATATCATAAGTATCGGTTTGAATTTGCTTCATATTGGTGGCTGCATGGTCAAGGGGTTAAGACACTGCACTTTTAATGCAGAGGCGTGAGTTCGAATCTCACTCAGTCACATAAAGTTGGTTATGACAGTATCCCATCGGTTTGAATCCGTAAAAGTTCTTTGATTGCTATAATTATTGAACGTCTGTTGTAGCAAGTATATGGCTAAGGTTCGTTAGTAAGGTCGCACCTTACGACTTAGTATGGAATTGTTAGGGTTCGACTCCCTGACTTGCTATTAAACGTTTATAGCTAAGTGCTTGCATAAGGATTGCAAGTTAATGCTTTTCAGCAGCTTAGTGGGTAAGCAAGGGATAGAAACGACTTCGCTAATAGAAGTTATAGAGTTCGCGACTCTATCTTGCTATTATATTTTATTACAGGTTGTCCAGTGGGCAGCCTTTTATTGTTAGAAAGGAGATTAAATGCCAGTATTAGAAAATGCAAGACATGAAAAATTTGTTCAATGCCTAATTTCTGGCATGAGCCAACGAAAAGCATACAGAGAAGCATTTAAGCAATCATCAAAGTGGAAAGATTCAACTGTAGATGTAAAAGCAAGCGAACTTTTTGGTAAGGTTTTGGTAAGGTATAAGGAACTCCAAGAAGAAGCTCAAGATGCTGCTATAATGACTCGTAAAGAGCGAATGGTCACTCTATCAGAGATAGCTAAAAATGCCGAAAAAGAAGCTGACATGATTAAGGCAATTGACACTCTTAATAAAATGGATGGTGATTATACAAGCAAAGTTGAATTATCTGGTTCAGTCAAAACCAATCCTTTTGTAGACTTATCGACAGAAGAACTTAGAAAGTTGGCGAGTCGTGATGGATAAAATAGCGCTAGGGGCAAAAATTGAGCTGTCTAAGCGCTTTTTCTTTGATTACTGTAATCTCATCATGCCAAGCTTTTATAAACGTGATAGGGCTTATTTAGTGACTATGTGTGAAGAGTTTCAGTCATTTCTAAATGATAATGAGCATGATGTTTTAGTTTTGAATCTTCCGCCACGTCATGGGAAATCTCTCACGCTTGGTAAATTTGTAGAGTGGGTGCTTGGTAATGACCACACGAAGAAAATCATGACTGGTTCATATAACGAAACTTTATCTACTGTCTTTTCTAAAAATGTTCGTAATACGCTTCAAGAAGAAAAAGCAGATGAGAACAAAATCGTTTACTCTGATATTTTCGATGCTGCAATTAAGTATGGAGATGCTGCGAAAAACCTTTGGAGTTTGTCGGACGGCTATAATAACTATCTGGCAACCTCTCCAACAGGGACTGCAACAGGTTTTGGTGCTGACATTATTATCATTGATGATGTTATCAAGAATGCTGAGGAAGCTAACAACGCGACAGTATTAGAAAAACATTGGGACTGGTTTGTTAATACCATGCTTTCACGTTTGGAGTCAGGCGGTAAAATCATAATCAATATGACTCGTTGGCATAGTGAAGATTTAGCCGGACGAGCTTTGCGTGAACTGCCTAAGAATGGCTATCGAGTAAAGCATATTAATTTTAAAGCTTTCAATGAACAGACAAATGAAATGCTTTGTGATGACGTTCTGACTCTTGAAGATTATAAGCGCAAAGTAAAAACAATGGGTGCTGATATTGCCAGCGCCAACTACCAACAAGAGCCGATTGATGTCAAAGGTCGATTATATAGTGAGTTCCAAACCTACAATGCTCGTTCAGAGTACAAAAAGATTTGGAACTATTGCGATACTGCAGACACTGGGAAAGACTATCTCTGTTCGATTGTGTGGGGTGAAACCACAGACGGCTTTGCAGATGTGCTAGACATTATTTACACTCAAAAGCCGATGGAATACACAGAAAATGCAGTGGCCAATCAATTAATTAATAACAGAGTGAATGCATCAAGAATCGAGCGCAACAATGGCGGTCGGTCTTTTGCTCGTTCTGTCAGGGATAAGATTCAAGGTAAAGTTGCTTGTGCTGTAGAAGATTTCTTCCAAGGAAATAATAAAGAAGCCCGAATTTATTCCAATAGTTATTGGATAGAACAGCACGTTCGATTTCCTAATGACTGGCGGACTCGTTTCCCAGAATACTATCAAGCAATGACAACTTATCAGCGTGAAGGTAAAAATAAACACGATGATGCGCCCGATGCAACAACGGGAATTGCTGAGACAATGACAACTCGTAAAGCAAAACTAAAATCTTTCAAAGGAGGATTCTAATTGAAATACAAACCACCTAAATTAATGACATTTTCAAAAGATGAACCAATCACAGTTGAAGTGGTTACCAAGTTCATGGAAAAACATAAATTAGAAGTTGCTCGGTATGAGTACTTAAAAAATATGTATCTTGGAATTATGGCTATTGATGATGAACCGGCAAAAGACTCTTGGAAGCCTGACAATCGTTTAGCTGTTAATTTCACTAAATATATCGTTGATACTTTCACAGGTTACTTTAATGGGATTCCAGTTAAAAAGTCACATTCAGATAAAGAAATACTTACTAAATTACAAGAATTTGATAATTTGAATGATATGGAAGATGAAGAATCAGAACTTGCAAAAATGGCATGTATTTATGGTCGAGCTTTTGAGTTTTTGTATCAAGACGAGGACACTCAAACGAATGTTGTTTATAATAGTCCAGAAAATATGTTTATGGTCTATGACGATACAGTCAAACAAGAGCCTTTATTTGCCGTGAGATATGGTGTTGACGAGGACAAAAAACTTCAAGGAGAAGTTTATACTCTACTTGAAACTATTAAAATCAGCGGAGAAAATGACGAAATTAGCTTTGGAGAAGGGACTTACAACCCATATCCAGATTTACCAGTTGTAGAGTTCTATTTCAACGAAGAACGAATGAGTATCTTTGAATCTGTTATTTCATTAGTCAACGCTTTTAACAAAGCAATTAGTGAAAAAGCAAATGACGTTGATTATTTTAGTGATCAGTACTTGACATTCTTAGGTGCTGCAGTTGAAGAAGAAGATTTGAAAAACATTCGTAGTAACCGTGTCATTAATTACTATGCCGATGGTGAAGGCAAAAATGTGGATGTCAAATTCTTAGAAAAGCCTGATAGTGATTCTCAAACAGAAAATCTATTGGACCGACTGACTAAATTAATCTTCCAAACTACAATGGTTGCGAATATCTCTGATGAATCTTTCGGGTCATCAAGTGGTGTCTCGTTAGCTTACAAGCTTCAAGCAATGAGTAACTTAGCTTTGTCATTTCAACGTAAGTTCCAATCTTCTTTGAATAGTCGATACAAACTATTTTGTGAGTTAAGTACGAATGTTTCGAACAAAGACTCTTGGAAAGATATTGAGTACACCTTTACACGTAATGAGCCTAAAGATATTAAGGAACAAGCAGAGACTGCTAATATCCTTATGGGAATCACAAGCCAAGAAACTGCTTTAAGTGTCATCTCTGTTATCCCAGATGTTCAAGCTGAAATGGAAAAAATCAAAAAAGAAGAAGCTTCTACAGCTATCTTTGACAAGGACAAGCAACCTAGTGAAAAGGGAACAGATACAGTAGTTTCTGAAACAAATGAGGAGTAACCTATGAAAACTCCTGATTACTGGAAAAAACGTGAGAAAGCTTGGCAAGAGCAACAAATCAAAGATGACACCAAACGCATGAAACAAATCATGGATAAGCTATTTGAAGCTCAAGAGGCTATTCAAAAAGAAATCAATGCCAACTGGCAGAACTTTGCGAATGGTCAAGGAATTTCTATCAGTGAAGCCATGAAACGTGCGGATAAAATGGATGTCAAAGCATTTGCCAATAAAGCTAAGAAATACGTTCAAGAAAAAGACTTTTCGAACCAAGCAAATCAAGTGTTGAAACTTTATAACTTGACCATGAGAGTGAATCGTTTAGAACTTCTGAAAGCAAATATTGGTCTGGAGCTTATTTCTGTATTTGATGACTTGGACAAATATTTCTCAAATAATTTAACTTCTGCAGCTCTCACAGAATTTGAAAGACAAGCCGGAATTCTTGGTTTAAGCGTTCCAAAGGAAGGATATAACAGTTTAGTTGAATCAGTGCTAAATGGAAGTTATAAAGTCGAAGGATTTGCCAGTTTCTCTGACAAACTTTGGCAGTATCAATTTGAATTGAAAGCTGATATTGAAAAACTTCTCATTCGTTCAGTAACTGGTGGAATCAATCCGAAAACACTAGCCCCACAACTTAAAAGGCTGATGACAGAAAAGGGAAAGCTCAATGCCACATACAACGCACAACGATTGCTTGTGTCGGAAACAACGAGAATTCAAACAGCTATTCAAGAAGAAAGCTATAAAAAAGCTGATATTGAAAGTTATGAATATATTGCTGAACCGTCAGCTTGTCCTATCTGTGGGGCATTGAATGGTAAAATATTCAAGCTTAAAGATATGTCGCCTGGTATTAATGCACCAAACATGCATCCGTTTTGTAGATGTAGCACAGCGCCGCATGTTGATGATAAAGCTTTCTGGGATGATCGGTTGAAGGAACAAGACAAGAAAAATAGTGGTAAAAATATTCCAGTTTCATTGAAAGGTCTGAACGATGATTATTTAAACGAGAAACGTGAAGAATCAAGATTAAAAGCTGGGCGAGTTAATGCTAAAAAATATGATGCTCAAAGTGAGTCCTTTGCGAACGTGACCAATGAAGCTTCTATGAGAATGAGAATTTCAGATATTGGATTTAGAAGAGCAATAGAAAGCGGAAATCTTAAAAGTAGTCATGAACTTGGGGACGACTTCGATAAAGGGCGAATAAGGATTGAAAAAACTTTATTTAATTTGCCGGAAAATATTAAGAGAAGCGAAATGCCAAAATATGGGTATCTTTCAGATTCTGATGATTTATTTGAAAAGAAAACAAAGCATTCAGTTTTAGGTTATGGGAACATTATTATTGAGTTAGATGATAGTGTCCGAAAACGCACGACTTATACCGTTAACGATAGCTTAGTTAACAAAAGAGGTTTGATAACATCTGCTACACCAGTAGGTACAAAGCCAACTTACAATGGTATCAAAGAGAAAGCTATTGGGGAAATTAACAGTATCTCAGAATTTTTAAATTCAAATAAAAAAACAAATCGTTATATTGAAGCTCAATATCATGGAGATTTAACTTTTAAAAATGACGTGAAGAGAATCATTGTACCAGATAAAAGCTATTTAGATAAACTTTCTAAAGAATTTGAACAGCTAAAAAATATGGGAATTGAAGTACTAGTTGCTCCCAAATAATATGGAGGTATATTTTGAAAATACTATATTATTCCTATGATGGAGAATTTGAATCACTTAACTTCATCTTTAAAAAAGAAAATAAATTCTATCATTACTATTTTGACGGTGATAGAAATGTTGTTGAAGAAATTATAGCTCCCGAAGAGGTTTTAAGATTCAATCCATACATGGATAAATACCATAAAGGAAGTCTTCCGATTGAGGTATTAAAAAAAATAGAAAAATATTATAAAAATTAAGCGTTTGTCACTTACAGGCGCTTTTCTTGTCCGTTTCCGAACGTTGTGGACACTAAATAAAACACGAGAAAATCAGACTCCCAAGTCTTTAAATGCGAGTAGGAGGAACCAGAAATGGAACAAACAGAACTTTTACCCCTTAATTTGCAACTGTTCGCAGAAGAAGCAGCAGATGAGACGTCTGAAGCTGGTTCGGAAACTGAAACAGAAACAAACGTAGAAGAGCAACAAGAACAATCAACTGACAATGACAAAATTGTCGAAAAGCTTCAAAAACGAATTGGTAAAGAGCAGGCTGAAAAAAATGAAACAAAAACACAGCTTGACCAAGCGCTGTCTCGTATTGAAGAACTTGAAAAAGGTGGCAAAAAGTCAGTTAAAGAAAAATCTGACGAAGAAAAAGCTGCCGAACTTCAAAAAGCTAAAGACGATGAAATCGCAAGCCTTAAAGCACAAATCAAAATTTCAAACATTACCAGTCAAGCTGATGAAGTGTTGAAAGAAAGTGGAATTGCTTTGAGTGCTGCTGAATTAGGATTGTTAGTTGATGTTGATGAAGAAAAAACTTACAGCAATGTAAAAACTTTCCTCAATTTACTTGATAATCAACGCTCACAGTGGGAAAAAGCACGAAACACAGGAACAACGCCTAAACGTGTTCCGGGTAATGTAATATCAGTCGATAAAGAAAAATTTGATTCGATGACTTATGCTGAAAAAGCTGAATTAGCAAAATCAAATCCAGATGAATTTAAAAAATTAACAGGAGGCTATTAAAATGTCAAAACAAAAAACAACACTTGCAGACTTAGTAAATCCAGAGGTGCTTGCACCAATTGTTTCATACGAATTGAATAAAGCACTTAGGTTTGCACCCCTTGCACAAGTTGACACAACACTTCAAGGACAACCAGGTAATACTTTGAAATTCCCAGCTTTTACTTATATTGGCGATGCTGCTGATGTTGCAGAAGGCGGAGAAATTTCGTTAGATAAAATCGGAACTACTACTAAGTCAGTAACAATTAAAAAAGCTGCAAAAGGGACAGAAATCACGGATGAAGCCGCATTATCTGGTTATGGTGATCCAATTGGAGAATCTAATAAACAACTTGGGCTATCTCTTGCAAATAAAGTCGATGACGACTTATTGAGCGCAGCTAAGACTACCTCTCAAACTGTTTCTACTAAAGCAAACGTTGACGGGGTTCAAGCTGCATTGGATATCTTTAATGATGAGGATGCACAAGCCTATGTTCTTATCGTCAATCCTAAAGATGCGGCAAAAATTCGTAAAGATGCAAACGCAAAAAACATTGGTTCAGAAGTAGGAGCAAATGCTCTTATCAACGGAACTTACGCTGATGTTTTAGGCGCTCAAATTGTACGATCTAAAAAACTAGCTGAGGGTTCAGCTCTAATGTTCAAGATTGTTTCAAATAGCCCAGCTTTGAAATTAGTTTTAAAACGTGGAGTTCAGGTAGAAACTGACCGTGATATTGTTACTAAAACAACTGTAATTACTGCAGATGAACATTACGCAGCGTATCTCTATGATTTAACAAAAGTTGTTAATATCACATTTACGGGTGTATAATGGGGCGGCTACTAAGTCGCCACTTGCATAAATATAAAAACATAAATGCGACCAAGCAAGTGAAAAATGATGAACTAACGACGCTTACCGTTAATCAGCTAAAAGAGCTTCTTGAAACTAAAGGGATAGAATATACAAAAAACGATAAGAAATCAGATTTGATTTCAAAATTAGGAGTTGCTTATGGCTATCACTGATGATTTAAAAATGCTTTTAGGCGGTTCATTGGATGAGCGCTTGGAAGTAATCGAAAAACGCACTCGTGACCGTTTATTGCTTATTCTTGGTTCTGACATTAAAGAAGTACCGCCAGAACTAGAATATGTTGTTTTGGATGTTTCCTTGAAGCGTTTTAATCGTATCGGTCAAGAAGGCATGCAGTCCTACTCACAAGAAGGATTAAGCATGACATTTTCAGAATCTGATTTTGACGAGTATGCCGATGAAATTGAATCATGGCGAAAATCAAGAGAAACTGAGGGCGATAAGAAGATAGGGAGGTTCAGATTGTATTGAGATATTTAGATGAAGTTACTTTTATCAAAGAATCGCCTGACTCCCACTATGACCCTGATTTAGGCGAATGGGTTGAAAAGGAGCCTACCAGAACTGTTTTTAGCGCAAATATCACTGATATTGGAACTGACAGAAGTGTAGAAGTTTTTGGAGATATTAAAAAAGGGGCAAAAGTCATGCGAATGATGCCCCTTTTTAATATGCCAAAATATGATTACATTGAGTTTGATAATAAAAAGTGGGCTTTAATGACCTATCGCAATCCAAGCGAGCGCAATACTTTTATTTTGCAGGAGGTAAGTCAATGAAATCTAGCTTATCTTTTAAAGGGATTGACCAACTTGTAAAGCATTTGGATAAAGCAGCATCTTTAAAGGGTGTTCAACAAGTTGTAAAGTCTAACACTTCAAATATGACAGCGAATATGCAGAAACTTGTTCCAGTTGATACCGGATATATGAAACGATCCATAAAAATGGAGTTGACAGAAGGTGGATTCAGCGGACAAGCTGGGCCACACACAGATTATTCCGCATACGTTGAATATGGAACTCGTTTTCAATCTGCTCAACCTTTTGTAAAACCAGCTTATAATGAGCAAAAAGGCGTATTCATTAAAGATTTAGAAAGGTTACTCAAATGATTAAAACTCGAGACCAATCTATTTTTGACGAATTGTTCAAACGAATCCAAGCTTTGGGGTATACCGTTTATGATTATAAGCCAATGAATGAAGTAGGCTATCCATTTGTTGAATTGGAAAATACTCAAACCATTCATGAAGCAAATAAAACGGATATTAAAGGCACAGTAAGTCTTTCATTATCTGTTTGGGGCTTACAGAAGAAGCGCAAGGAAGTGTCTGACATGGCAAGCAATATATTTAATCAAGCATTGAATATAAGTGCCACAGATGGCTATTCTTGGGCTTTGAATTCACAAGCAAGTACCATTCAAATGCTGGACGATACAACAACAAATACACCGCTTAAAAGAGCGTTGATTAACTTAGAATTTAGACTAAGATAGGAGATTTAATATGGCAGAATTAACAGCTAAACAGGGTAAAGATATTATCTTGCTCTATCGTGTGCTTAGTAAAGCATCAACAGAAGCCGCTTGGAAACTTGCATTCCAAACAGAACACTCGAATGAAAAAACTCGAGATTACAACACTACAGCAACTAAAGATGGACCAGTTGGTGCTCTTGCAGAAGTTGAATATAGTTTGTCTGCCACATCTATTGCAGCAAATGGTGACCCACATCTTGACGAAATGGACAAAGCGTTTGATGATGCAGCAATTATTGAAGTGTGGGAAATTGATAAAGCAGAAAAAGCAACTCTCGGATTAGACTCAGGCAAGTACAAAGCGAAATATCTTCGTGCTTATCTTACAAGTTTCTCTTATGAACCTAACTCAGAAGATGCGCTTGAATTGAGTTTAGAATTTGGAGTGTTCGGTAAACCTCAAAAGGGCTATGCCACACTAACTACTGAACAAGCTAATGTTGTTCAGTATGTCTTCAAAGATACTGTTAGGGGATAAAGCTGAAAATATTACTGGCTCTGCTGGAGTACAGTTGTAGAAGTGACAATTTAAATACTATAAACAAAAGGCTAGAGATTCGCTCTAGTCTTTATTTTTTAAGGAGAAATCAAAATGGAATTAACAATTAAAGGTAAACAAGTTCATTTTAAATTCGGAGTAAAGTTTGTACGTGAACTAGATAAAAATTTAGTAATTGAACAGAATGGCGTATCTTTTGGTCTGGCACTTGCTGTTAAAATCATTCCTGAACTAGAAATGGCTAACATTGCAACTTTATCGAATGTATTATTTTTAGGAAATCGAACAGAAACGCCTAAACTTTCTCAAGGCGATATTGATGATTTTATTGATGAATGCGAAGATATTGAAAAATTATTTGATGATGTTTTGAAAGAAATTACTGAAAGCAATACGGGAAAGTTAATCAAAGCAAAAATGACCAAATAGCTGAAAAGTTTGAAAGTTCGGAGGACACCTATGAGTCAATGATGATTAGATTCTTACGGTGTTTCGGCATCCAAGACTTATCTGTATTTGAACGTATGACAATTCGAGAATATTCAATCCGTTCAATTGCCTTTCAGTTGAGAACTTTGGACGAAGAAGAATTCATTTATGAACAAGCATGGGCCAATTGGCAAGTTCAAGCAACGAAACAACAAGGTAAAAAGCCACTTTATCCAACATTTAAAAAATTCTTTGACAAGAAAAAACTAGAAAATGAAATTTTAGGAATCGAAAGCCCAGAGAATAAGTTTAAAAAGGATAACAAATTAATTGACCTCATGAAAAAAGCAAATAACTAGGAAAGGAGGAAAATATGGAATCTTTTAGTGTACAAGCCTATTTGAAGGCTACCGATAATAATTTTGTTAGTACATTTAAAGACGCTGCTAAACAAGTTCAAAACTTCGAAAAGAACACTAATAGTACGATGTCTACAGTAGGGAAAGTTGCTACATCAACAGGTAAAACGTTGACTAAAGCAGTTACAGTTCCAATTATAGGAATTGGGGTTGCAGCCGCAAAAATAGGTGGTGATTTTGAATCTCAAATGAGCCGTGTTAAAGCCATTTCTGGTGCGACAGGTTCAAGTTTCGAAGAACTTAGACAACAAGCGATTGACTTAGGAGCAAAAACGGCATTTAGTGCAAAAGAGTCAGCTTCAGGCATGGAAAATTTAGCTTCTGCTGGTTTTAACGCCAAAGAAATAATGGAAGCAATGCCGGGGCTTTTAGACTTAGCTGCTGTTTCTGGTGGTGATGTTGCGTTGGCTTCTGAAAATGCTGCTACCGCTTTAAGAGGATTTAATCTTGATGCTAGTCAATCTGGCCATGTAGCTAATGTTTTTGCAAAAGCCGCGGCTGATACGAATGCTGAAGTTGGAGATATGGGAGAAGCGATGAAATATATCGCTCCTGTTGCGAATTCTATGGGACTCTCAATTGAAGAAGTATCTGCAGCAATCGGTATAATGTCAGATGCAGGTATTAAAGGTTCTCAAGCTGGTACTTCACTTCGAGGAGCGCTTTCTAGATTAGCGGATCCGACTGATGCAATGCAAGCAAAAATGGATGAACTTGGTCTATCGTTTTATGATTCAGAAGGTAAAATGAAACCTTTGAAAGACCAAATTGGCATGTTAAAAGATGCCTTTAAAGGTTTAACGCCCGAGCAACAACAAAACGCTTTAGTCACATTATACGGGCAAGAATCATTATCTGGAATGATGGCATTAATTGATAAAGGTCCAGATAAGCTAGGGAAACTAACTGAGTCTCTTAAAAATTCAGACGGTGCAGCTGACAAAATGGCTAAAACTATGCAGGATAATATGAACTCATCATTAGAACAAATGATGGGAGCATTTGAGTCAGCTGCAATAGTTGTTCAAAAGATTTTAGCTCCAGCAGTTAGGAAAGTTGCTGATTCAATTTCAGGATTAGTTGATAAATTTGTTTCTGCTCCTGAGCCTGTACAAAAAATGATAGTTACAATTGGACTGATAGTGGCTGCAATCGGACCTTTATTAGTAATATTTGGGCAAGCTGTTGTTACTCTACAAAGAGTAAAAGTCGGCTTTCTAGCCTTGCGTTCTGGACTTGCTCTAATAGGAGGAAGTTTTACTGCTATTTCTTTACCAGTTTTAGGAATAATCGCTGCCATAGCGGCTGTTATAGCTATAGGAATTTTAGTTTATAAAAATTGGGATAAAATTTCTAAATTCGGGAAAGAAGTATGGGCAAATGTGAAGAAATTTGCGTCCGATGCAGCCGAAGTAATCAAAGAAAAATGGGGAGATATTACCCAATGGTTCTCTGATACCTGGAACAACATTAAAAATGGAGCTAAAGGGCTCTGGGATGGAACAGTCCAAGGTGCCAAAAATGCCGTTGATAGTGTTAAAAACGCTTGGAATGGCATTAAGGAGTGGTTCACTAATCTTTGGAAAGGTACGACAAGCGGGTTATCTAGCGCTTGGGATAGCGTTACAACAACCTTAGCTCCATTTGTTGAGACAATCAAAACAATCTTTCAACCAATTCTTGATTTCTTTAGCGGATTATGGGGGCAAGTCCAAACTATCTTTGGTTCAGCTTGGGAGATTATTAAGACGGTTGTTATGGGACCAGTTTTGTTACTCATTGATTTAATCACTGGGGACTTTAACCAATTCAAAAAAGATTTTGCGATGCTCTGGCAAACATTATTTACTAATATACAAACATTAGTAACTACTTATGTTCAAATTGTAGTTGGTTTCTTTACCGCTTGGGGTCAAACTGTTTCTAATATCTGGACGACAGTTGTAAATACGATTCAAAGTCTTTGGGGAGCTTTCACAACATGGGTCATTAATATGGCCAAGTCTATTGTTGACGGAATTGTTAATGGTTGGAATTCATTTAAGCAAGGTACCGTTGATTTATGGAATGCTACTGTTCAATGGGTCAAAGATACATGGGCATCGTTTAAACAGTGGGTCGTTGATTCTGCCAATGCTATTGTGAATGGAGTCAAACAAGGTTGGGAAAACCTCAAACAAGGCACAATTGACTTGTGGAACGGAATGATTAACGGACTCAAAGGAATTTGGGACGGTTTGAAACAAAGCGTTAGAAATCTGATTGATAATGTAAAAACGACATTTAACAATCTAAAAAATATAAACTTGCTAGATATTGGTAAAGCCATCATTGATGGACTTGTAAAAGGCCTGAAGAAAAAGTGGGAAGATGGGATGAAGTTCATTAGCGGGATTGGCGATTGGATTCGGAAGCATAAAGGGCCAATCCGTAAGGATAGAAAACTTTTAATTCCTGCTGGTAAAGCCATTATGACAGGTTTGAATTCTGGTTTAACTGGAGGCTTCCGTAACGTTCAATCTAACGTTTCAGGAATGGGGGATATGATTGCTAATGCAATTAATTCTGACTATTCTGTGGATATTGGGGCAAATGTTGCGGCTGCTAATCGCTCAATCAGTAGTCAAGTTTCTCATGATGTGAATCTTAACCAAGGAAAACAGCCGGCTTCATTCACTGTGAAGCTTGGGAATCAAATCTTTAAAGCCTTTGTGGATGACATTTCTAATGCACAGGGTCAAGCAATTAACTTAAATATGGGATTTTAGGAGGTAGAAATGTACAAGTTTAGAGATACGACAAAACAGAAGCATTATCGCAACCTTCCTTTTATTCCAACCAGCGCCATGAGTTATGATGGGGCTTGGTTAGAGGAACTCATAGAAGGTTATCAAACATTAGCAGTTGAGGGGCGAGAAATGTATTCTCTCAGCTTTGAAACACAAGACATGCAAGTAGGAGGTGTGATCACTAATGTTAAATATCCTCCTCGAGAGTTGACGATAAAATATAAGCTTGAGGATAGGGACCCCCGAGTATTACAAGAAAAGTTTGATACCTTAAAGGCGTTCTTGATTCGTCAAGAAGATGTCCCTATTATTTTTAATGATGATCTGGAATATACTTTTTATGGCCGTTTCAAGACTGCAGACAATGTGGCTGGAGATACTAATTCAATCATTTCAAGTTTTACTGTCCTTTGTAGTGATCCATTTAAACACGGAAAAATTCAAAGCGTTAAAAACAAAGTTATTGAGGTTTTGCCTTATCCAGTGAAACCGGATAAGCTATCATTCAAGTTACTGACAGAGGGTTTACTTGCAACTGACGGAAATTATCGTTTGAAGTCATCACAGGCTAAAAAAGGCGACTTTTTGGAATTTGATTTTCAAACAGGCGATACTTTTCTCAATGGGAAAGTAAACAATAACCTCTTAGACCTTGATTCTGATTTTAAAAATATCAGATTGACAACTGGAACAGATTTTTCAAGTTCAAACTATGAGTTAACGATTCAATATAGAAAGGCGGTACTTTAGTGAGTAATATCTTATTTTTAGATAAGATGCAACAAGTCATCAAAAGTTATGATTCTAACGAGTTCATAGAATGTGTTCAGACAAAAGAAATTACAACCAACGCTTCCGAACTGATGAATGACACACTTTCAGTTTCTTTACCTTTTGATGAAACAATTAAAGATGCCAGCTATATTGCAGTCAATGATACGAAAGAACAAGAGTTCTCTTTATATCGAATTTTAACTGCAAAAGATGAAGATAATCTGCTTTCATTTGAAGCTGTAAATTTTGCAGTCGATGAACTGGATAATTTTATCATTAAAGATATAAGACCTAAAAATAGGTCTTTTTCTTATGTGATTAATCAGCTTTTATCTGATTCAGGTTGTGACTGGGTATTAGGTGTCTGTGAACCAATTAAAACAGTTTCCAGTACTTTCTACTATACTTCCATGCGTGAAGCTCTAAAAGCTCTACAAGAGTTAGGTGCAGAGTTTACCTTTTCTATTGAAATTACAGGAAATAAGATTGCTAAAAAAATCATTAACTGTTATAACCAAATTGGAAAAATAACCAATAAGCGATTTGAGTATGGAGAAGAAGTTCTAAAAATTGTCCACCAACAAGACCGTACAAATATTGTTACTGCCCTAATTGGACGTGGGAAGGGTGAAGAAGTTGGTGACGGTTATGGGCGAAGAATTGAATTTTCAGATGTCGAGTGGAGAAAGTCAAATGGTAAACCACTTGATAAGCCTAAAGGTCAAAATTGGATTGAATATCCAGAAATGACGAAAGAATATGGCATTCCATCAAACGGAAAAATGTTACCACGTAAAACGGTTGTTGTCTTTGATGATGTGGAAGATGCAAGCGAACTTTTACAAAAGACCTATGAACAACTGGCTTACTACTGTCGGCCACTTGTTCAGTTTAGTACTGAGATATTAGGCAGTGATTCAATTGGAAATACTGTTTCAATCCACAGAGGGGACCGAAATTATCACTACCAAACCAGAGTCTTTAAAGTGGTTACTGATCATGTTAATGGGCGAGTTCAAGCTAGTCTAGGTGATAATTTAAGTGGAAACTCAATTAATCGCCAACTGTCACAAGTTCAAAGCAATATCTCTGACCTTGATAATAATAAAATGACTTGGTATGACTCCACAGAAATTGGGAAGTATCAATCTGATATCATTCGAGGTGCTAAGGGTGGGTCGATTATGATGATGAACCCCTCTGATTTAGGTAAAGGAGAAAGTAGAGAACCGTTTCAAATGGTTTGGATGAATGGTCCTAGCATTGAAGAATCTGATCATTTTCTTGTAGCTAACTCAGAAGGAATCGGTTTTATTGATGGAAACTTTAACCTTGATAATTTTAAAACGGCATGGACAATTGATGGCATTTTTAATGCAGATTTTATAAATGCAGGGACGCTTCAAGGGGTCAAGATTCGTTCAGTTCATCATGACTTCATTATTGAACTTGACCAAGGGAAAATTCGTTTTATTAAAAGAAATGGGTCGTCCGAAAATGAGATGTTTGCTTTTGCGCCAACTTATGCAGGCGGACAACTCCAAGGGATTAATGCAATTCAAAATCATGGTTATTCTTTCGCCTTGTCATCAAAGGGAAACAACGGAGCGCTTTTAAATGTTTTAGAAATTCCAAAAGATAGTACGGCTGAAAATCGTAAATTAAATCTTTACGGAGAAGTAAAAGTTGATGGAAATTTAACAATTAGCGGTAAAACTAATACCAAAGAACTCTATGTCAACGGAACAAAAATTGATACTAATGGTGGCGGAAACTCTGGCGGTGGTGATACAGGTTGGAATGGTCAATACCCACCAGAAGTCATAAGTGACCGTGACAAACGGTACTGGCAAATCTGGGCAATGGCAATTGGGGCTGGTTTCTCTAAACAAGCGGCGGCCGCATTACTCGGAAATGCACAAGGTGAATCTGATGCAAATCCAACGGCTGATGAGGGCGGCGGACGTCCTGGTTTCGGTTATGGGGTTTGGCAATGGACGGATAGTTCAGGCGCTAGCTCTGGACGTGTTTATATGATTAATCTCATGACACGAGCAGGAGTGACTGACAATCCTGACACAATCACAGCCCAATTTAAGCTCTTGATGTGGCATGCACAAAACGGCCAATGGATTGCGAAAAGTTCTTATCCTTATTCTTGGACTCAATTCATGACATTGACCAATATCAATACTGCAACGCAAGCTTTTGTAGCTAACTTTGAACGTCCCTTAAACGGACACCCTGAACGTAGTACTTGGGCCCAAGAATGGTATAACAAATTTGTTAATCTTGAAATCCCAAGCGGTGGCGGAGGTTATATTGCTCCAATTTCAAGTCCTATTACCGTAACAAGTGAAATGGGTTGGAGAACGAGTCCAATCACCGGAGCGCAAGAATTTCACAATGCTATGGACTTGGTTAATGGAAATCCAACAACTCCAATCTTAGCTTCTGGCGATGGTCAAGTGGTCCAAGCGGGAAGTAATTATTATGACTGGTATGGAAATTACACGGTCATCAAGCATGCGGATGGGCTTTATACAGGGTACGCACATCAAAGCAGAATCGATGTTTCTGTGGGTCAAAATGTTAAAAAGGGCCAACAAATTGGACTTATGGGAGCGACTGGTCCGGTCACTGGACCACATTTGCACTTCCAATTCATGGACCAATATTGGCCATCATCAAGCGCTCACTTTAAGAATCCAAGGGATTATATCAAATTTTAGAAAGGGTCTATTATGACAGAACATTTTATAACACTGTCCACCACAGAGCCTAATAACAATATTGGCATTGTTAAGCTAAGACATGCGGATGTCAATAGTCAAGCCATTGTTGCTCAAATTGTAGAGAACGGTCAACCTAAGAACTTTGAAGGCTTACAACCTTTCTTTTGTTTAATGGCACAAGAAGCCACAGGTCAAGGGGTATCAGAAGAAAGTGTTGTCTCCTTTGATGCTAAAAATGGAACACTGAAATATGTTGCCAGTGATAATGCTTTGCAGTTTGTTGGAAGAAATGAAGCTTACTTTAGTTTCAGAAAACAAGAAGGTGGGCGGTGGATTGAGCAATTCTCCACTCGGACATTTCACTATATTGTTGAGAAATCCATTTATTCGCAACCCTTCAAAGACTCAAACTATTGGTGGACTTTCAAAGAGCTTTATCGAATCTTTAATAAGTATATTGAAGATGGTAAAAAGAGCTGGGAACAGTTTGTGGAAGCAAACCGTGAAATCCTTGAATCAATTGATCCTGGTGGAGTTCTTTTAGCAAAAGTTATTGACATTGAAAAAATTGTTAATGAAAAAGTTCCAGCTGGTTTCAAGTTTGTTCTAGAACATGATTCTGAATATCAACCAGAGGTTAAAGTGACCTCATATAAAAATGCAATTGGCACTGAAACTGATGGATTTGATTCTGGGCCGGTTTTTGGTGGGGGAACAATCTACAACGTCCCTGTAAGTTTGAGTTATGACCGACAAAAAGTCTACGTAGAAATGCCTAAATCTTATACGCTGGCTGGAGATATTATTCTAATTGATGATGGAACTTTGTTAGTCATCAAAGAAACGCAGGTTTTATGCTTTAAAATGTCGGACGCAAAAATAACAAAAGGCTATGTTTTTGTAGCTTAAAAAAAGGAGAAAAAATGGCTAGTATTAAAAAAGTATATCGTGGCATGAAAAATGGAGCAGAAACGATTAATGATGATTTGGAAGCAATCAACTCTGAATTAACCAGTGGTGGAAATGTAGTTCATAAAACTGGTGATGAAACAATTGCTGGTAAAAAGACGTTTACTGGTAACGTTGAAGTAAATGGAAGCTTAACACTTCCAACCAAATCATGGTCTGGAGAACTCGGAGGTGGGATCATTCTTAGCTTACGGAAGAAAGGGACTACAGTTGAATATTCAATTGGTGGGGAAATATCCTCTAGTATTCTTGCAAATTCCAATTTAGTAAATCGCAGTGTTCCAAATGAATTTTGTCCCAGAAATAGGTGTTCCCTTGTAGGTCATATGGTTGGTGGTTGGAATGCATTTCATATTGACATTCCATCAAGTGGAGTATGTCAGTGGTTTGGTCCAACTGCGAGCAGTGGTACTCCTCGTGGGACTGGTACATATCCAATAGATTAAGAAAGTAGGGGTTATGGAGGAGCAAGCATGGCGAGAAGTACTCGAACGATTAGCTCGAATTGAAACAAAGTTGGATAACTATGAAACAGTCCGAGATAAAGCAGAACGAGCGCTTTTAATAGCCCAATCAAATGCAAAACTTATAGAAAAAATGGAAGCCAATAATAAGTGGGCTTGGGGCTTTATGCTTACTCTTGCCGTAACTGTTATTGGATATCTAATTACTAAAATACTTTAAAAGGAATACCCAATGAGTTTAGATAATTTCAAAAAGCAAACTATTACATGGGATATGATTAACCAGGCATTTGAACAGCCCATTCAAATTATGGAGGGAGATGTCAATGCAAGAACGCTACTTCTTAAGATAACTGATAATGGTTCTGTACTTGACTTAACAGGTTATTCAGTAAAATTAACCTATCAATATATGTATAAATCTCAATCAGGTTTTATTATGTTAACTCCTAATGATATATCCAAGGGAGAATTCACGCTTATAATTCCTACTGAGATGACAGTATCAGGATTAATAAAATCAAATTTAATACTTCTCAATGAAGATAAAGAGCAGGTTATTGTCAGTAAGAATTTAACATTTATATCAGATAATTCTACAGTTACAGATTTAGCTCAAGAAGTGAATAATAAGATTGATGATTTTACAAAATTATTATTAGGAAAAATGCCACAAGTTTTGCGTAGTGAGTTGAATGATTTACAGGCTAAAACTGATTCAAATGCGAGCAATATTGAACTAAAAGCAAATTTAGCTGATATGACAAGCTTACAAAGTGCAATGACAGACCTAAAAAATGAAGTAGAAGCATTTGGTATTAGTCCTGAAAATTTAGTGACTATAAAATCGCTATTAGATGCAATCGCAAGTAACGCCAGTGAATCAGAAGTAGTTGAACTAATAAATTCAGTAAAGGTTTTAACAAGTAACATTTCTCTTATGAGTAACGGAGATTACTCCCCTAAAGCTAATCAAACAGATTTAGAAAGTTTACAGCATACTGTTAATAACCAATCGGCGACTATTTCAACAAAAGCCAATAAAACGGATTTAGACAACTTACAAGCTACTGTTGATAAACAAGGTGTTGCAATTTCAACAAAAGCTGAACAATCAGAGTTATCAATCACAAATAAAAATGTAACAACTGCTCAAGAAACAGCAAAACAAGCTGAAAGTGAAGCCAAAAATGCAATGGCAAAGGCTACCGAAGCACAAGCGAACAGTTTACCACTTAATGGCAATGCGGTCAGTGCAAGCAAACTGGAAACAGCTAGAAAACTTGGAGTAAATCTCCAAGCCTCAGCGTTTCAAAACTTTGACGGGACTGCTGACGCAACTAATATTGGAGTTTCAGGTGTGCTTCCTATTGCAAATGGAGGTACGTCAACAAGTGACGGAGTTATAAATACAATAGCTTATTCCAACAGCGCAGACGGTACGGACGGTTTCACAACTGTTTATCCTAATTTGAATTTATTAAAAAACACGAGAGCTTTAACAGCAACTTCAAATACAACATGGTGGAATACTTTATTTAGTTCCAGCCAAATATATGATTCTACAATTAAAACTAAAACTGGAGTTTCAGCAATGAACTTTAGTTTCGTTGCCTATGTGCCATTGAATGCTGAAGTTGGACATGAAATCCCTATCCAGCTTAAAGGTCAAAGTTCTCAGGCTTACGGAAATATTGGAACTGATGATTACAACACAATTATTAGTCAGGCTAATTATATTACTAAACAAAGTGATTTAGGTAAAACGATTCGTATAAGCGCTCCAATACAAATAGGCTCTAAATATAAAACTTTTGATACTGCTCTAGCTGATACTGATAGCGTTACTGTTAGACAAGTATCAGGCATATCAGGACTTGTGTATTCTAAATTGAAACTTGAAATAGGTTCAACCGCCACACCGCACATGCCTTCAGCTAGCGAAGTCACGGTTGCAGATTATCCGAAGTATGTAGGTTTTAGTAATATCATTAAACCCAATAAGAAAAGTTCTGATTACAAATGGTTACCAATGGGGTTAGTATCAATTGATAGTACTACCGGCTCACTCAAGCCTGCGGTTATAGGTATAGATTGCGCTCAAGCTCACCCAGTTGGCTCTGTAGTCTCAAATAACTCAAGTTCATCATCAGGGTATTCTACAGGGAAATGGGAAAATATCGGTTCAGCAGTGATTGGTTCAACAACAATATATTATTGGCTACGCACTGCATAAAAACATAAAAAATAGGAGAGTAAAATGAATCAAATCAATTGGAAATTACGTTTAAAAAGCAAAGCTTTTTGGTTAGCTTTACTACCTGCTCTATTCTTGCTAATACAAGCTATAGGAGCGCCATTTGGCTATAAGTGGGACTTTGTTATTTTAAATCAACAACTTGCTGCAGTGGTTAATGCTGCTTTTGCGCTATTAGCAATTGTTGGAGTTGTTGCTGACCCAACGACCAGTGGTCTAGGAGATAGTGATAAAGTCTTAAATAAAGATAAATCAGAGGAAAACAAATGAAAAAAGTAATTAAAAAGGCTGCCATTGGAATGTTCGCTTTCTTTGTTGTTGCAGCAAGTGGACCTGTATTTGCGGCAGTCGGTGACCAAGGGGTTGACTGGTCAAAATATAACGGAACTTACGGTAATTTTGGTTATGCTCATGATAAATTTGCTTTTAGCCAAATCGGAGGAACTTACGGTGGAACCTTTGTAGACCAAGCCACCTATGAAACACAAGTTGCATCGGCAATTGCTCAAGGTAAACGAGCGCACACTTATATTTGGTACCAAGTCGGAGGTTCGCAAGAAGTAGCAAAAGCAGCACTTGACCACTACTTGCCAAAAATTCAAACGCCAAAGAATTCTATTGTAGCTTTGGACTACGAAGGTGGAGCAAGTGGAGATAAGCAAGCAAATACTGATGCGATTCTTTACGGAATGCGTCGAGTAAAAGCAGCTGGATATACTCCAATGTATTATTCTGACAAGCCTTACACTTTGGCCAATGTCAATTATAATCAAATCATCAAAGAATTCCCTAACTCATTATGGATTGCGGCATATCCAAATTACGAAGTAACACCAGTTCCAAACTATAGCTTCTTCCCAAGTATGGACGGAATTTCAGTATTCCAGTTCACATCAACTTATGTAGCTGGCGGACTTGATGGAAATGTTGATTTAACAGGAATCACAGATAATGGATACGGAAAACAACAAGCCCAAGAAGTTAAACCCGATACTGCTACACCGGCCATTGAAAATGGTAAAGAAGCCAATGAAGTTAAAGGAAACGATGTAGAAGTTGGAATGACGGTTAAAGTAAACTTTGGCGCTAAGAATTATGCCACAGGAGAAACAATTCCTCAATGGGTAAAAGGTCAACCACATAAAATCATCCAGAAGAATGGAGATACTGTCTTGCTTGATGGAATTATGAGCTGGTTATCCGTTCATGATGTGGAAACTATTGATGCTTCTACAAGCCAGCCAACGACACCCGCAAAAGGTTATATTGTAAAACAAGGTGATACACTTAGTGGCATTGCTTCAAATTGGGGCACAAACTGGCAAGAATTAGCACGTCAGAACAGTTTATCTAATCCGAACGTGATTTATACTGGTCAGGTTATTCGCTTCACAGGCGGTCAATCTGGGGCTACAGCACGAACTTACACAGTAAGCTCTGGCGATAATCTTTCATCAATTGCGAGCCGTTTAGGAACAACAGTTCAAAGCTTAGTTTCAATGAATGGTATTTCAAATCCTAATTTGATTTATGCTGGTCAAACTCTAAATTATTAAGTCAAAATTACTCCTAACCATATGGTTAGGTTTTTTTTTGATATAATTAAAGAAAAAATCAATGAGAGTAGAAACAATGGAAGTAATTGAAATTAGTTCATTAACAGAGTTTATATCTGAAATAGTAAATTATAAAGACTATTTTTTTAGAGGAGAGCCTCAGGATTATCTTTTTGAAAAGAGTATGCCAAGGAATAGAGCTAGTGGCTTCAGATGGATCGAAGATAATAATAAATCATTTTTAGAAATGAAAAATTTAAGGAAAGATTATTACCAGGAAATAGGATACTATCTTTCAAAAAAAGATGAGGATAATTTTATTGCCTATTGCCAACACCATGGACTCCCAACGGAACTTATTGATATTACGGAGAACCCTCTTGTTGCACTTTATTTTGCTTGTGAGAAGGATAGAGATTATGAGGGAATGGTTTACTTGTTTAATCAGATTCGATTTGATGAGATACCAATCAAAAAGAGTATGGTCGATAAAAAAATTTCAGAGCAATCGTTTAACTGATCTGATTTTATATCGGTAAAGACTCCGTACAATAAAGGTTCTGATTTAGAGTTTTTGAATCATGAAATGGAGGAATCAATTAAATTTGAGTTAACCAATGTTACCAAAGATGGTTATGATGTTAACGGTTATGTTAATATAAAAAGCTTAATAATAAACGAGGTTATAAAGCAATATAAAATTGCATTCACTAATAATCCGGAATTTTTAAAGATTTCAGTACCAAATTGGTATGAGATAGATAGTTCTGGAAAAGATATTATTCCACACTTTGATAAAAAACAAGATATTATAGAGATGCTTAAAGAAGAAAGCAAGGCACTTGGTATAATTCCACCTACTCCTCTGAGTGGTTCGAAAGGTATAGAATACTTAAATAAAATTTATAATCGATACAATTGGAATTTGGATGAAATAATATGGGATTTGTTTGCGGAGATGGTAGAAAAACAAGAGGTATGGGGAATCACAATAGATTTTTCAATTTTTCCTTACTATATCTATAGGCCTTCTGTAAAATTTGATAGAATGGTAAATCAACAAGGAATATTTATTGTACAGCAATTTTTTAACGGTAGACATCAAGAATTGATTCCAGATTTTGTATTTAAAATTAGCAATAAAAATGAAATATTGGAAGAACTTGATTGGATTGGAATTTCAAAAAAATTTATCTATCCAGACCATGATAATATTGCTCAATATATTAAAGATAAAAAGGTATAATTAATGTTCTTAAACATAGGTGTCAGCAATCTGCTGGCATTTTTTATTTTGAAAACTTAACATATTTATCAAAAAAAAGGTAAAAAGTTAACATGCATACCTTATGTAACCATTTTTCTTTTTTTATTTAAAAACGTCAACTTTAGGCACTATGTAATAGTAGAAACTCTTTAAAATGTATTTTATTAATATATATTCTATTTGATAAAATATCAAATAGAATTACGATTTCCGAATATATTTGATAAAATATCAAATAGAATTGTGATTTCCGAATATATTTGATAAAATATCAAATAGAATTACGATTTCCGAATATATTTGATAAAATATCAAATAGAATTGTGATTTCCGAATATATTTGATAAAATATCAAATGAAAATTGGAGAAGTAAATCATGAAAAGTTATAAAACCTTGCGCTCTATAAGTTACAATGATTTAGATGAATATGAGAACACAATCAAAAAAAGAAAAGAAAGTGATAGCTGCTTATTTACAGGATTATATATACAATCTTTTGAACCGAAAATGCAGGTCCTCTTACCAGAAGAACAAGAACTATTCTTTTTAGTGTTACCAGAAACATCTTTATTAAAAGATAAGTTAAATGAAAATTCTCGGGAAATTGATAAATTAATGAATAACCTATCCGAGATTACTAAAGATAATATTTTTTACCATTTATTAATAGATGAAATACAGGCTTCCAATGATATTGAAGGGGTTATAAGTACAAGAAAAGAAATTCGTGAAGCTATAAGTATGATACTCGAAAAATCAAAAGAAAATAAGAGGTTTAAAAGTTTAGTTTATCAATATATGAATTTCAGGAAATCTAAATTTAGTCAGATTACCAAAATAGAAGATATCAGAGAAATATATGACAATCTTTTGAATGGAGAAGTTTCTGAAGAGGATAGTCTTGAAGATGATGAACTATTTAGAGCAGAACCAGTTTTTATTGTAAATCAAAATTCAGGAAAAAAAGTCCACCAAGGTGCCACTGGTCAAGATACAATTAAAAACCGGCTTGAAGATTTAGTGAAATTCATGAATAGGGATGACATTCCTACGTATGAAAAAGCTTTTATCAGTCACTTTTATTTTGAAAACACCCATCCATTTTATGATGGCAACGGGAGAACAGGGCGATTCATCTTGTGCTCCTACTTAGCTAGAAAATTAGATTACCTTTCTGCTGTTGGTGTCTCGGTAGCAATTTTAGAGAATAGATCAAAGTATTACAAAGCGTTTGAAGAAGGCTCACATCCTAAAAATGTAGGTGAAATAACCTCCTTTATTTTTGATATGTTTGGAATTGTACTTAAGGCTCAACAAAAAGTTTTAAATTCACTTAAAGATTGGGATAAAAAATTAGAACAAATCCGCGAAAATATTGAAAAAACTGGCGAAAGTAGAGATGAGAAATCTGTCATATATCCACTCGCTCAAGCTCGTATGTATGATAACTTAAGAGAATTGACAGATGCAGATTTAGCAGAGATTAATGGTATTTCTAGGCAGAAACTAAAGAAAGTAGTTAACATGCTTAAGGAGAAAGGATATCTAATACAAACAAAACAAAAACCTTCTATGCATGAGATAACTGATGAACTATGGGACCAAATAAAATATATTGAAGAAATTAATTGATTACAGAAACTCCTTAAAAGGAGTTTTTTAGTTACCTTA